TTAATGAAAGATATCTCAGAAGATGTAAAAGAGATGATATAGGTAGAATTAGGATATTCGCCAAACGAATAGCTAAGGCACAGTTAGTTGACCAATCTATCGCAGTAGATCCTAGTAAGAGATTGATAAATATAATAAAGATTAAAGCAAAAGGGGAATACCGGCATCTGCATTTTATAACCTGTTATCAGAGTAAGGAGAAGGTAAAGAAATTATTATCTTAAAAAATGTTAAATTTTGTGTGTTAAATAGCCATAATTGTTCTTAATAAATGTTAAAAAGTTAATATAAAAGGGAACCTAAGTAGTGTTTTATACGTTACTGTCTATACAGTTAAAGACAGTCTAAGACAGATTAGACAGTATTAATAGTCCTTACTTTAGATAATGTCTTTACTTAGTTAAAGTATATATAATACGTATTATGGGAAAAAGAAAAGTAGTTAATAAAATAGAGGCATACTCAGGTATGTACATAAATCATAATAGAAACACTTATCAATTAGTACAAACAGATACTTCTCAGAAGTATTGTAAAGGTTGTGCTTTATATAATAATAGCTGTCCAGATAGAATTGTACAATTGTGTAGACAGGGTTATATACTTAGAAAGATAGAGTTATAATGAAAGAAGAATTCTGGATAGGCTTGATAATTGGTGGTGGTATAGTACATGCAATATATCAGGTTATACTAAACTTTAAGAAGTATGCCAACAAAAGAAAATAAAGTAGTAGAGATTCTAGGTAAGAAATTTGAAGTAGTTAAGACAGACAATGGTAGCTGTGACGGCTGTTATTTCTATACCAGACATTGTGTCCCAAAGGCTTTAAGGAATTGTATTTGGGGTGGAAACATACTGAAATTAATAGAACAAAGATAAAAATTATACGTTATAAAATATATGGAAGATAAAGTACTTGAAACAGTAGTTAACGGTTTAGAATATACTCCTCTGCAGGATATCTTAGTTAAACCTCTTGCGCCTATTATGTTAAAGAAAGAAGTTACTGAAGCAGTTGGTACAGGTGAAAAAGACGTAGACGGTTATGAGAAGTTTGATACTAAGACTGAAGTAAAAGAAGTTGAATCAGAGTGGAGAACTGGTATCGTACTTGCAATTGGGTCTAATCTAGACTCTACTCTCCTCAAATTTGAAGTAGGAGATACTATTGTATTTAATAAGAAATTTGCTAAAGACTTTGATTTATTCAAAGATAGTATGCTGGTAAAATCTTATGATTGTGTTGCAAAGAAAGTTAAGAAATAAGTATTAATGCGTATTAATAGTTGTTGTGGGGCTAGGTCTGCGGATCTAGCCTTTTTTATTGCATTAAGTTAAATAGTTAACAAATGTTAAAATATAGTTACCTTTTTAACACTTCACGTTTATGTAATTGTAACAACTATTAAGACAATTAAAAATAATAATTATTATGGTACAGTATAAAGTAGTAAAAGAGTTTGCTTGTGGTAAGAAAGGTGATATCCTTACTTGGAATGATGAAACAGAAATGTTTGAGTTCTATTTTAAAGACGAAACGAGTGAACGTGCTTTGTTTATGGATAAAGATACTTGTGATGAATATGTTGATGAGGGCTATCTCATTGTACTCGATGATGAGGATGAATGTAGCTGTGACGATACTTTGTTGGAAGAGATGTCAGACAAGCTTGTTACAATTGCCAATACGATTGATAATCTCTTAGAACAGTACGAAACAGATCACAAGAAACTCGAAGAGGCTTATAATAATCAAGAAGTACCTACTTGTGTTAAAGTAGAAGCTGATACAGTTTATTATAACCTTACTAAAGTATTAAACAAGATTAAAGATATTATTAATGAATAAACTTGTAAAGGGATGAATTATATTAACCCTTTTAACTAGCTCTCTGGTATATATAGAATATTAAATAAAATTAATGGTAATTGTTATATTGGCAGTTCTCTAAATGTAGAAAAAAGATATAAACATCATTTATCTACTCTTAGACACAACTCCAGTAGATGTTCTATTTTGTAGAAAGCTTTTAATAAATACGGAGAAGATAATTTTGAATTTCAAGTCATATTATGTTGTAAACCAGAATATAGATTATATTATGAACAACAATTAATAAGAGAACTCAATTCATAGTATAATGTATTTACAAATGTGTCAGATAGTCCTTTACGTCAATTTACTTTTACAGAACAATCTAAGTTAAAAATGTCAATAGCGCATAAAGGAAAAAATTATCAGAATAGCATAAACACAACATATCATTGGCAAATAAAGGTAGAGTTTTTTCAAAAGAATCTAAAGACAAAATTAGAAAAGCTAAACAAAATACAACTCTTAGTCAAGAAACCATTAAGAAAATGAGTGAAGCTAAAAAAGGCAAACCTTGGAGTGAAAAAAGGAGAGCTGCTTACTTAAAAAAGACATACAATGAACAAATTAGTTAAAACGGTTAAGAAAACAGACCTTTACAGAGAATTCCTCAGATCGCTTGATGGCGTACTTTAGCTTACTGACAGGGAGCAGGATATAATGGTATTACTCATTGAATTAGATATTAATACTCCAAAGCTCCCTGGTTACAGTAAGAATGTTATAAGTACAGAAAACAGACGTTATCTAAAAGCCGCAACAGGCATTACAGGTGATAATCTAAGTAGATATATAGGAAGATTAAGAGATAAAGGTCTGATTGTTAAGGGTAAAGCAGATGATGAATGGATGGTTAATCCTGCTTTGATACCTGAAGTGATTGGAGATAGAGTACAAATTACTATCGTATTACGACTAGACAGAGAATAATATGAATATGGAATATATGTCAATTAAACCAGGTTCTATCCTATTACAAAGAGATTATAATTGGATAGTAAGACTCTGGTACAAGATTAGAAAGAAGAATCTTAAGTATAATAAGTTTATTATATTTACAGATGATTGTGATCTAGTTAGTATTCAAGGTGAGCGTAAAGATGCAGTAGTAGCAGAACCTAAGAAGGCTTATAGTAAAAAGGAACTTAAGAGATTGAATACTATTGTTGATTCTAGTAAGGAAGAAGGTGATTGGTTGTCTTCTAATAAAGCTACAGTAGCAGATCTATTTACAGCTATTAATTGTGTTAGACCTGATACCTTTGAGAATACTAAGGATTTGGATGCTTTCCTTGATAATAAGTATTACACTATTAAGGATTTAGCTGATGAACAAAACTGGAGTGAATATATTTATTGAGTTAAGTAAGAAGTATAACCTACCTACTTAGGTAATAAAAACAATATGTACTCACCCATTCCTGTTTGCTAACAGGAAAATAAGCTAGAGAGATGAAAAACCCCTAATGTTTACTTACTTAGGTAAGATAAAGATAAAGAAGAATCATGAGAGATAGAAAGATAATTAGACTGACAAAGATACCAGAGATTGACATAGTTACAGAATTAATTGAGTATATGGTATACTTTAAACTATCGTATCCTACTGGTAATAAAGATACTTGTGAAGTATAGTTAAATGATGTCTCTAATGAAATCATAACTCCTAGCGTTACTTATAAAATGACGGATGATGTTTACTTATATCTGTATTTACTTAGTAATAAAGCGGTAGCAAACATATATAAAGCAATAAAAGATGATTAGAAAGTATGATTTAGACCTTTATCCCATGTCATTGTATATCGGTACAATATCTGACTTTTACAATAGTAAGAAGAGATTCAAGTTCTATGGAACTGTACAAGATATGTTGATTGATGATGATGGCATACCAGCAGATCCAATGGGTTCAGCAGCAACTACCTTCTTAGTAAAGGAAAGAAAAAGTGGTTATAAAGGAGTTATAACTTTCCTAGATGAAGATAGCAATGGAGCTATAAGTGAGTTTCTATTCAATACAATTGCACATGAGTCAACACATATTACTGATGCAATATGGCAATTAATTGGAGCTCGTGCAGAATCTTTTGATGAAAGAAACGAACCTTATGCATACTTAGTAGGATGGGTAGCCGGTAAGATAGGTCAATACATGATAGACTATATAAGAGACAATGAATAAAATAGATAAAGAAACCTCTCTACAATTACTTAAGTTAGAGAGAGAAAACTCTAAGGAAGCCCCTGAGATCATACAAAAGTTATTAAACTCTGTAGAGAAGGCGGTTGAAGCTGATAAGATATCATACTTTGACTTTATAGAAGATATGATGAAGGGATTGGAAGAAGTATCAGATGAAGATGATTCTTCATTAGAGAAGAGAGAAAAAGTAGTTAACGATATCTGTCAAAAGTTGATTGATAAATATGAAACAGGGAATAAAGAATGACTTTAAAGATAATAAACTCAGATGGGATTTATTGCCTCTAGAAGAATTAGAAGATATCGTTAAAGTATATACTGAAGGATCAAAGAAGTACGGAGTCAATACTTGGCAGTTACTTAAAGATGGTTACTCTAGATATAAAGCCGCATTATTCAGACATCTTGTGTTATTCGAAAAGGGAGAAGAGATGGACAACGAAACCGGTTGTAGACATCTTGCACAAGTAGCTTGGAATGCCATAGCAATGCTCTACTGCAGTAAGCACGGAGAAACTCAGGAATCCTTAATTGACAAACTCAATAACCGCATATCTAAGAAGATTGATGATTGCAATAGCTTATTAGATATACTCGATATAGATAGTATGATTTCTGAAAAGGAACATAAAAATAGAGAAAATATTGAGGAGTGTCAAAAAAAGGAAGAATATGAGATAAGAGAAAAGCTTGATAATTTAGGGCATGAGCTAAGCAATAGAACTTACAATCGCTATAATATCAAAGCTGAATATATATGCAGAAATAATGACGGAAATTACGATGTATATTATGACATTAGCTCATTAGGAGATATACAGAAAGATATATTTGGAATTAATATCGATAAAGATGTAATACCTTGTGTACATTTTACAGGTAGTACAGATTTTCATACGCTAAATATATTAGTTAATAATCTGATAAGGAGATATGAAGATGAATATAACAAAGGAAAGTCTGGAACAGGAAATGGAGATTTATCAAAGAATGATAGAGAAGTATCAAATGGATCCAGAATATGTAAATCCTAATTGCTCTGAGAAACAAGCTAGAGTAATTCTAGCACGATTACAAAAAGAATATTATACAAGTTATAGAATAGATTAATATGGAAACTATAATTGGAAAAAACTTAGACTTTACATTAATAGGAGATTCGTTTGAAGATCTTAAGTATAAAAGTGAACGATCATGTTATGAACTTAGTGATATTAGAATCGCTGAGGACGATGGTAGAATTATCATTGATGAGATAACTAATAATGGCGTAGGAGGATATATCCCCTATAAGAAAGGGCAAATTATTGGTTTAATTCGTAATTGGGAAGGTGAATATATCAAACGTCCTATTGTATTTGATTCACCTGAATTATTAGCCGTAATACTTGAGATTAAAGAACAAGTAGCAGCATATAAAGAAGAGCAATCAGGAAAAGATGAACCTTGTGAATGTAAAGAACCTTGTTCTAATTTAAAAAGAGTATAAAAGAGACTATTAATGAAATTATTTGATATTCTAGGTGGTAATGTAACAATACACGAAGATGCATTAGCTATTCCAGCATTTAAGAAAATATGGGAAAAAGACAAGGCTGATAAACAACATGCTATAGCAGTTATCAGTTATATAGTCTTTAAGAATAAATGGGATAGCCCATATGTACTTAGTATGACCGAGGATATCTTAGAAGAAGCATTAAAGAAAGAATTTTTCCCAGAAGGTTATCAACTTACTCCAGATGAACTAATAGCTGAAGATACATTTAAGAGATTACAATATACTCGTACTCTTGCAATGTTAAATAGTATTAGACTCAAACTAGATACTTTTACTCAATACTATCACGATAGTCTTGAAGAGGAACTAGATGAAAAGAAGATAGAAAAATACTTAGCAGGATTTGCTAAAGTAAAAGATACATATGTTACTCTAGACTTCTTGGAAAAAGCAGTTAAAGCTGGAGAAATGGATACTACTAGGGTTAAAGGTGATGCTAAGATTAATCCTTTCGAATTACCCACTGGTGTTAGAAAATAACACTGCAGAGATACAAAAAAATAACACTATCGTTTAGATAAACAAATTTAAGAGATTATGAAAAAGACTAATGAACTGCCAGACATAATAGTAGATCTGACAGATGATAATAAGACAGTAGAAGAAGCAATTGCAGAATGTGAAGCTGCACGCCAGGTAATTAAGCCTTGGTATAAAAGAATTACCAAACGTATCAAAGGTTGGTTTAAGAAATAAGGTTAAAACATATTCAATCAGCGACGTTATGTGGCGCGTCTAAAAAGAAGCCACATCTTACTGCCCTATGGTGTAATGGCTAGCACAGGAGGCTCTAACCCTCTTAGTCTGGGTTCGAATCCTAGTGGGGCTACCAATAACTAACTGAAGTATGGCGCGCATACAACGTAACTACCTAAGTCACTTACTGAGTAATTAACAGTAAATACAGCTAATGAAGGTCCGAATCGTAAGTCGGCCAGTTCCTAGGGTCTGGTATAACCTAGAGAGCTATTTCTAGTGCTTTTTGCACTAATTTTAAATTTTATCATAATGAAGTTTTAAGGTTTGAAGAGAAGGGGTCCGTTGTGAAACGTGCCCCTTTTATTATAGTTAAACATGGTCGATTTTAACAAAAGGATATTAAATAGTAATAAATTTAGAAAGCCAGCACTATAGTTTATAGCAACTGGCTCATATTGTCCGTACCCTAAAGGTACGGCTGAATATATGCGTTTCTGGCAGGAAGAGTAGCAGAAATGTATTAATGGTTATACTGCTGATGATGGAGATTTCATTAGTGGCTATAACTATTTTTATTTAAATTACTGTCCTATTTATCGTTAGGTTAATCGCATAGTAGATGGTAAGAATAAATCAGAACACATTGTTACATTCCCTGATTTCTGGGATTATGACTATTACTACTTCCAATGTGTAGAACAATGCAAAGAAGAGGGTAAACATTTGTGTGTATTGAAATCCAGACGTAAGGGTTATTCATACAAGTGTGCGGCTATGCTATGTCGTAATTACTATTTAATACCTGATTCTAAGTCATATGTATATGCATCTAATAAATAGTATTTGACAGATGATGGTACTCTTACTAAAGCTTGGGGTTACATGGACTTTATTGACGAACATACTGCATGGAGTAAAAAGAGATCTGTTAGTACTCAGCTTAGACGTAGAGCAGGTATGTGGGTTACTGATGAATACGGTAATAAAATTGAAGTAGGTTATAAGTCTGAAATTATTGGAGTTACTTTGAAAGATAATCCAGATGTAGTACGTGGTAAGATTGCTAATCTTATTATGTTTGAAGAGGCCGGTTCTTTTAAAGAATTAAGTGCGGCATGGCAAATTGCTAGACCTTCTGTAGAGACAGACGGTATAGCATTTGGTACTATGATTGCATATGGTACAGGTGGTGATACGGATTCTAACTTTGCTACACTTAAAGAGATGTTTTATAAGCCAAAAGGATTTAATTGCCTCGAACTTAATAACATCTGGGATGAAGCAGTAGACAATACCAAATGTGGATTCTTTATACCTTAGTACGCTAACATGGATATACGTGACGATAAAGGTAATCGCCTGTATATGGATAATGATGGTAATACTTTGACCTATAAAGCAAGGGAATATATACTGTCCGAAAGAAAGATAGTTATTGAGAATTCTACCAATTCTGTAGCAGTAGATAGATATATTGCGGAACGTCCTATTACTCCTGCTGAAGCATGTTTGGAATTCAATGGTAACATATTTCCTAAGAAAGAACTACAAGAACAATTAGCAAGAATACGCACTAATAAGAAGTTAACCAACCATAAACAAATAGGGGATTTAGTGTGGGAATCTGATGGATCCTTAAAGTGGATAGTAAAGAAACAAGGTGATATTACTAAATACCCACTAGGTAAAGACGATGATCCTACTGGTTCTATAGTAATATGGGAACATCCTGTAAAAGATGCTCCTATTGGTTTATATATACTTGGGGTAGACCCTTATGATCACGATTAGTCAGGTACTAATTCATTAGGTTCTACATTCGTTTATAAGCGTTTTTAGGGCTTTGAAAACTATTATGATATAATTGTAGCTGAATACACTGGAAGACCTTCTACAGCAGAAGAATATTATGAAAACTTACGTAAATTAGCGGTTTATTACAATGGTAGAATTATGTATGAAAATGAGCGCAAAGGCTTGTTTCCATATTTTACTGCTAAGCATTGTGACTACTTGTTGGCTGATTAGCCAGACATTATATCTGATATTGTTGGTAATTCTAAAGTTTAGCGTAAGAAGGGTTGCCACATGAATAAGTAGATAAAGCAATGGGGTGAAGGATTGATCAAAGACTGGCTTAATGAGGAAAAATCCCCAGGGCATAAAAACCTGCATGAGATACTGTCAGAACCGCTATTAGAAGAACTTATAGGTTACAATGATATAGGTAACTTTGACCGTGTCATGGCGTTGATGCAGGTAATGATTTATCGGGAACAACTATACAATGTAGTTGTTAAAGAGAAGAAAAAAAGTAATAGAGAACGACTATTATTCGACGGTCCTCTATTTACTTATGATAATTATAGCTATGACGATAGTTATAATCAAGTCGATGAAGATGTATATACATTTAATTAACAGAATATGATAAGTAAAAATATTGGTTCATTTCCAGTATAGAAACTACCTATGTCAAAGAAGACAAAGGACTGGAAAGAAGCATGCGTAAATTACATAATCGGTAAATCTGGATTTAGTAGTGGCAGTGGTAATAATGGCCGTACTAGATATGAAGAGATGTAGACATACTATGATTTATACAATAGTATCTATAATGAAAAGGATTTACTTTATGTTACTAACCCTTTTAAATAGAAAGACGGCTTCCCAGCTACTGCACAGGACTATAACATAATTAAGCCTAAAGTTGACTTATTACTCGGAGAAGAAACTAAAAGACCCTTTAATTTTAGAGTTGTACGTACTAGCGATAATGCTACTAGTGACATACAAGAGAGAGCTAAGTAGATGCTTACCGATTATATAATGGGTATGATCATGGCTAATATGGGTCCCGAAGAGGCTATGAGATTTCAGCAAGCTATATAGTCTGGAGAAATAATGCCTCCCGAATAGATTCAAAAGTATTTGAATAAAGACTATAAGGATATTGCTGAAACTACTGCATATCATAGCCTCAACTATTTAAAGAACAAACTTAATATAACCCATGAGTTCTATAAAGGGTGGAAGGATGCTTTAATTGCTGGAGAAGAGATATACTATGTAGGTATTATTAACGGCAATCCTTACTTAGAGAGAGTAAATCCTTTATACTTTAGTTATGATCAGACTGCAGATTTAGAATTTATACACGACTCAGATTGGTGCTGTCGTAAGATGATTATGTCAGCTACTGAGATATATGATAGATTCTATGACAAAATGTCTGAAAAGCAATTGAATGAGTTGCTTGAGATGATTGAAAACACTAGTAGAGGTGGTATTAATCCAGAAGTAAGAAAGACATCTTTAGACTATCCACATATTAAAACACATACTATTAATGGGTTTACTTCTAATCCATTTGAAGGTAGTGATAATATTAATGTATGGCATTGCTGTTGGAAGTCATTTAAAAAGATAGGATTCGTCACATATTAGGACCCTGAAACTGGCGAGATTGATGAATTACAAGTAGACGAATCCTATAAAGTTACAGGACTAGAAATAAATGTAGAATGGTCTTGGATTATAGAAGTGTGGGAAGGATATAGAGTGGGAGAAGATTTATATATAGGTATACAACCACTTGAATATCAACACATATCTGCAGATAACTTAAACTCTTAGAAATTACCTTATACAGGAGTAGTATATAATAATACCAATAGTTCTCCTAGATCATTAGTAAGTATGATGAAACCTTTACAATACATGTATATTGTACTCTGGTATCGTCTCGAATTAGCTATGTCTAGAGATAAAGGTAAAGTACCAGTTATTGACGTTACTTAGATACCTAAATCTATGGGTATTGATGTAAATAAGTGGATGCATTACTTAGGAGCTTTAGGTGTTGTTTTTATTAATCCATATGAAGAAGGTTGGGATATACCTGGTCGTGAAGGTGGTAAGCCTTCATAGTTCAATCAGTTCTAGGCATTAGATTTAAGTATGGCTAATACTATTGATTAGTATATTAATCTAATGAATAAGATTGAAGACATGGTATCTGAAATCTCAGGAGTAAGTAAACAACGTGAGGGTTCTATTGCGTCTAATGAATTAGTAAGTAATGTAGAACGTTCTGTGGTACAATCTGCTCATATTACTGAGCCTTGGTTCTGGGTACATAATTAGGTAAAGAAAGAAGCTCTTACTATGCTTCTAGATACATCAAAAGTAGCATGGAAAGATAATAAGCGTTGTCTTCATTATATATTAGATGATGCTACTAGAGCATTTATAACACTATCTGATGAATTCTTCTATGAAGATATGGATGTATTTGTAGATGATACAACCAAGAATCAACAACAGGTAGATACTCTTAAACAGCTTATGCAACCTGCTATGCAGAATGGTGCTAGCTTACTTGATATTGCTGAAATTATTACTATGGACAACGTTAGTATGATTAAGCAACGTCTTGAAGAAATTGAGCAAAAGCGTATGGAGCAACAGCAACAGATGGAACAAGCTCAAGCTGAACGCGAAATGCAAATGCAACAGATGCAGAATGAGATGGAGGAAGAGAAACTTATGATCGAGGAAGCTAAGTTAGATACTGAAAATCGTAAATTAGACCTTGAAAAATATAAGATAGATACTGACGCTAATACTAAGATTGCAGTTGCTCAAATTAATGCGTATAGAGGTTCTGAAAATATAGATCAAGACGGGAACGGAATACCTGATGTAATCGAGATAGGCAAACAAGCAATTGAACAACAGAAGGTTAATTCTGATGCAGCATCTAAACGATTTGAGTTGAATAACAAGAAACGTGAAATTGAAATGAAACGTGATGTTGAAAACAAGAAAATCCAACTTGAAAAAGATAGGATGAAGCAGGAAATGGAATTGCAGAAATAGAAAGATAAAGCTGCAATGGAGCGTGAGAAATTGAAAGCAAAAACGGCTATCAAAAATAAAGTAACAGGAGAGAAGTAATATGAAGATAATTAAGAATAAGTTTATACCTTTTAAAGGTTATAAATTGATAAATCTGTTTGGTGTTATATTCCAAAGAAATGACGCTGTGGTTACAATGACAGAGTATAACCATGAGAAGATTCATTTGAAGTAGATGCAAGAAACGTTGTGGATTGGTTTTTACTTAGGGTATGCTATAGAATATCTTTGTATAATGCTGTCCTGTAAATGGAATAAACAAAGTGATAGATATCACGATGTTAGCTTCGAAGAAGAAGCACACAATAATGATAAGAACCTAAACTATTGTAAAGAGCGTAAGCACTATGCGTGGTTTAAGTATTTAAAAATAGGTAGTTATAAAAGTAAAAAGGAGAAATAATTATGGCATGTGGTGGAAAGAAATCCGGCGGTAAAAAAGGAAAAGGCGGAAAAGGTAGTAAATGATTGAATTATGGATAAACAAGCATTTAAATAGAGAATGCAGAACCTAAAGTCTTACCGGGAGAATAATCCCGGTAAAGGCTATTGGGATTGGAAAGTACAAGCCTATCAGAATGGTGGCAGACATGCTTTAGGTGTTGGTTAGGTATTTGCCTCACTTGCTGATATGTTGTTCAATAAGGAAAGAAGAACACCAGCTATAGCAGCTGCTGCATATTATACTATACATCAAACTCAGAATGACCCAGTATTAGCTCCAGTTGAAGCGCCACTTGTAGAACCTATAGCAGATGCAATAAAGAGTGTAGACGAAACTCCATATGATCCAGGAGAAGTGTTTCTATTATCTCCTGAAAATCAAAAGAAGCAGATGACAAAGAATCCTAATTATAGAGTAGTAGATACTAACAGTGAGGAAGACCCCTATGGAATTGTAAGAAGAGCTGCTAACTATCACAAAGAAATTCATGGAGAAGTACCTGTGTATGAGTATATTGCTGATTCTGACACAACTATTAAAAGAAGTAATTTAATTCCAGTAGGAACATTACCTCTAGGTGAATATACTCCAGAATTACCTCATGCTGGTAGTTATAATTCTGTATTGTACTACAATGCTAGTAATGACAAACTCTATCAGAGAGCATACGATTTGAATGATTATGGCCCTACTGATACTAAGGATAAGGGAGCTTCTAGTATGTATATTGGACCAATAAGATGGTTGTCAAGACAGTTAGATAAGGCAGGTACTCCTTTTGTTCAAAGAACTGGCTTTGTACCTCTTGATGAAGGAAAATATTATAACTAGTTACCTGAATCTGCTAAAAAGAAAGTAAGAGAACGCCGTAGACTTAGAAACTCCTATGAATATGGTGGAGAGGTGAATGAGTTTCAGCGTAAGACTAGAAGAGATATAATACAAGAGTCTTTAGTAGATGGAAGACCTGATTACAACAAGATGTTCTAGAATCAGAATGAATATCAAAAAGACTTTGCAAACTATTGGTATACTGAGAGAGCTAAGAATCCAAAATATTCAGATTAGATAGGAGGAGATAAATTAGGCAGTGTATTATCTAATATAGATAAAGCTACATGGAAAACCCCTACTGAAGCTATGAGAGATAATATGGTAGGATAGGGTTATAATCCTACGGATGCTCAGATTAATCAATAGCTTAATATACTTAAGGAAAAAGGTACTAAGGGTTTTGCTAATCCAAAAGCTCACAGTTATACTTCACTAAGACCTGCTAATACTTGGCATGAAGGTGTTGGTCATATGGTAGGAGACAATACTCCAGCTATACTTAATGCCTCTCCTAATGTACGCATTAGTAATTCTGATAGTTCATATGAAGATTATGTTAATTAGGCTAATGAGAAACACGCACAGACTTGGGACTTTAGAGGTAATAATTCAAATCTGAAAGATGATTAGGGTAATTACTATATAGATCCTAATAGACAACTTACTCCTGAAGATATAAGTAATATGCGTAGTAAAGGAGCTAAGATACCAGAACAATGGGAGTCATTAGAAGATGCAGATATATCAGAACTTACTAATACATTTGCATATAATATGTATTAGGATCCAGTATAGTATATGGCTAATGGCGGTGAGGTAGGCGATCCAGATGATGAATTTACTGAGGCTGTTAATACTAAGTTAGGTAGAACTCCAGATGGTAGACCATTGCAACAAGGACTTAAACCTGTATTTGATTTAGAAGATGCGGCTAATTTAACTCCTGTAGGTGATGTATTATCAGCTAAAGAAGTATATGACGCTGTTAAATAGAATGACTGGTTAGGAGCAGGTCTAGCAGGTTTAGGCTTCATTCCTTTTATACCTAAAGGAGTTAGACGTATAGCTAGACAAACTCCTACTGTTAACAGAACTTTTGAATAGAAAGTCGCTGAAGAAGATTTTCCTACAGGTCTTATACGACATGAAATAGGTCACTATGTAGACGAGATGGCATATCCTGGAGGAGTTCCTAATAATGCGTATCTTAGACAATTGGGTAAACCAAGTAAATATAGACCGTTTGAAGAGGTTAAAGATATATTTAGAAGTCCAGATAAAGCTTTATAGGATTATAGATACTTACGTAATCCTACAGAAAAGAAAAGCATTATGAACTAGTTCGATGAATATTTGATGAATAACTATACTCCATCAACGTACCCTTAGACTACAAAGGAGTTTAAAGAGGCTATAGAAAAGGCTCCAGATATTCATAGAAATATGAAATTGTTATTAAAGATACATAATAAACCTAGTATATTATTTAAAGATTTTAAGAATAGACCTCTAGTAAATAATACTACTAAGGATAAGAATAAGGAGCTTGTCTAATATGGATGAAAAAATGAACATAATGCCACAGTATCCAATACCTAGCTATAAGTATGGAGGGATACATATAAAGAAAAAGAATAGAGGTAAATTCAACGCTTTAAAGAAAAGAACAGGTAAGTCTACAGAAGAACTTACTCACAGTAAGAATCCCTTAACACGTAAACGGGCTATCTTTGCATAGAATGCTAAAAAATGGAATAAGGGTAAAAAGAAAAAGTAATCTAATTATTAAATAATTATGGAAAATAAGAACACATTAAATGGTTTTGAGGCTATTCTTGAAAGCCTTAATCCTAATGTAGGTGCTAATAAAACTAAAGAGATTGATAATATTGATAATGAATTTGATGCAGTTGAAGAGCTGACAGATGAGGAGTTGGAAGCACTACGAGGTAAAACAAGTAAGAAATCTACAAATAACAAAGAAGATGAAGAAGAGGAAGAAGATGATGTAGATGGCAAAGGTGAAGAAGACGACGACATTGAAACTAATGAGCCTTCAAAAACTAAGAAGTCTAGTAAGAAGACAACTAAGACTGACAAGGATAATGACACTGTGGATGAAAAAGGAGAGGAGGATGATATAGATTCTGATGATGGAACTACTTCCGAAGAACTAATCGTTAACTTCTTTGATTCATTGTCTGAACAGTTAGGTTGGTCTGATGTAGAAGATGAAGATAAGCCTAAGACTGCAGAAGACCTTATTGAATATTTTAAAGATGTAATTGAAGAAAACTCTGTACCTCAGTATGCTAGTGAGGAAGTAGAGAAACTTGATGAATTTGTACGTAATGGAGGTAACCTTAAAGATTATTTTAGTATTGACGCTGATATTGATCTTGACAATATCGAGGTGGAGGATAACGAAATAAATCAGAAATTAGTTGTAAAGGAGTTTTTGAAAGAGAAAGGCTTCTCTGCTAAACAGATTGATAAGAAGATTACTAAGTATGAAGATGCTGGTATTCTTGAAGATGAAGCTGTGGATGCATTAGAGGCTCTTAAAGACATCAAAGCTGAAAGGAAGGAAAAGCTATTAGAGGAGCAACAAAAGTCTGCTAGAGAGGCTTAGAAGCAGCAACAGACATTCTTTAATAACGTTGTCTCTGAAATAAAAGGCATGGATAGCATTTATGGTATTGAAATTCCAGAAAAAGACAAACGAGCTTTGTTGGAATATATATTTAAACCTGATGCAGAAGGTGTTACCAAGTATCAGAAAGATTATGCTAAAAGCCTTAAGAATTTGATTACTTCCGCTTACTTTACTATGAAGGGTGATAGTTTGATTACTATTGCAAAGCAGAAAGGTAAGAAAGACGCTCTAGATAATTTCAAAAATAGTTTGAGAGGAAGTGGAGTTACTAAGAAGTCTAGGAAGCAAGTTATAAACAATGACAGTACCTCAACTATTTGGGATACTTTTGCACGACAACTACGTGTCGCATAATAAAATTAAAACAAATAAATTAAATTACTAGTATTTTTATGGATAACAGTATTCTTAACAATCTGCAACTATACAAAGGTAAGTGGTTTTCTGACCTGATTGATACTGCGAAGATTTCTGTAGCTTCTCAGTAGAATCCGTATCAGGTTTCTACCATTCTGTCTTATGTATTCGGTACTAAAGATAGTGGCTATAGCACTTCTTTGGATATGTTGACAGGTGGTCTTGGCAACGTTATGACTATCGATCAGCCTTCATTTGAATGGTCTGTAATGATCGATGCTGACCGTGCCGTAACAATTAGAGACGCTAAATGGAATGGCGCAGCTATTACTTCTACTTCTACTGCAGGTTTGGGTAACACACCTATTATGTTGTGGTTGGAAGATAACTGGTTTGGTCCTGGTGCTATTCTTGAGTTTGATAACAAGGAATTCCAAGTACGTGTATCTGGCGCACCTTATCAAGATGGAAATCTGTGGGTATATACTTGTTTTGTAGCCGATGGTCAACCTTCATCTTATATTCCTGCTGAATATCTTGAAGCTGGAAAGCAGGTTTCTCGTCTTGCTTCTGCATATGAGGAATACAGTGAAGAGGGTGATATCTTGAACTATAACACTCACTTCAAGATGCGTAACTACCTTACTACGATTCGTATTAACTACGATATCACTGGTTCTGCCTATTCTACTGTAATGGCTATTGCTCTGAAAGATCCTGCAACTGGTAAGACTTCTTACTTGTGGGCTGATTATCAGGAATGGAAAGCTTTGCGTGAATGGTATAAGAGATGTGAACGTATGTTGGTTTACATGAAGACTAATGTAAACAAAGACGGTTCTTGTAATTTGAAGGGTACTAACGGCCGTCCGGTATTTATCGGTGCTGGTTTGTTGGAACAGATTGCTCCGTCTAACAGACGTTATTACACTCGTTTAACTGGTGAAATGTTGGAAGACTTCTTGTTCGATCTGTCTTACAACTGTCTTGGTACTAACGAACGTAAGTTTGTTGCCTTGACTGGTGAAATGGGTATGCGTGAGTTTGACCGTATCTTGAAAGAGAAGGTAGCTACTATGAATCTGATGGATACAGTATTTGTAACTGGTTCTGGTGATAACCTTACTTTTGGTGGTCAGTTCAAGACTTACAAAATGACCAACGGTATCGAGTTGACTCTGAAGTACTTCCCGCTGTATGACGATACTACTTATAACCGTGAATTGCATCCGGTAACCTTGAAACCGAAGGAATCATATCGTATGACTTTCTTGGATCTTGGTCGTCGTGATGGTGAAGCTAACATCGTTAAAGTAGTACGTAAAGATCGTGAATTCGTAACTTGGTATACTGGTGGTGCTGTAGCTCCGAATGGTTATGCTAAGTCTAAAGATACTCTGAGATCTAACGGTAAAGACGGTTACACCGTATTCTTCCTTGGAGAAATGGGAATAATGTTGAGGGATCCACGTGCGTGTGGGGAATTGATATTAGAATAATAGCCAAATGTTAAATTTTGTTAAATAATTACAGTTATCGGTAACTATGCGGCTAAGTCTACGTTATATAAAATATAACAATAAAACTTAGAAACTATGATGAGATCATACGATGTTTACAAGATAACTAACAAAACTAATAACAAAGTTTACATTGGCATTACAAGTAAAGGGTTAAGTGCTCGGTGGAAAGAACATCTCTATAATGCCGAGCACGGATGCCCTTTTAAATTACATAATGCTATACGTAAGTATGGCAAAGAAAATTTCTCAATAGAACTCATAGATTTTTGTAATAGCTGGGAAGAACTAGAAGAGAAAGAAAAATATTATATTTCCGAGTATAAGTCATTACAAGACGAATTTGGTTATAATATGACAGAGGGCGGAGATGGTACTATTGGTAGATATGTTACTATGGAAACCCGAGATAAGATTCGTCAAAAAGCTATTGGTAGAGAGGTATCTGAAGAAACTCGAATGAAATTATCAGAAGCAGGTAAAGTAAGAACTGAAAACAGGGAAGCTTACTGGAACTCTGGTAAAATCGGAGATAATAGACGTAAGCCTATTCTTCAGTACACAAAAGAAGGTATATTTATAAGGGAGTTTGAAGGAGTAAATATAGCAGCTAAGGAATTAGGATTAAGCCCCACTACTATCATAACCTCACTTAAACATGAGAACATAGTAGGATCTAAAAGAAATCCTTATATATGGGTTTATAAATCAGAGTATCCTGATGTACCTGAAACTGTTCCTGCTAGCTTATTTGCTAAAGATCCTAATTGGAAACCTACTATATCTGAGGCTTGTAGGAAAGCTGATGCAGAAGCTAGAAAGAATAGAAAGCCTACTGATAATCAGTTAAAAGCTGCAGTTGAAAATGGAATGAAAGTTGCTAAACCTATTTGTCAATATGACAAAGAAGGTAACTTAATAGCAGAATTTACTTCTATAATTGAAGCTTCTAGAAGTACAAAGATTGATAGAAGAGGCATTCAAAGACAACTTCAAAACCCCGTTGATCCTTCTAACAGTAGAGCTTGGAGTAATACTAAATATATCTGGAAATATAAAGAATAACAGGATAAATCTAATACATTGTATTATGGAAGTAATCGTTAGAATAGTTAAAGTAAATCCTTGGACCGGACTTACAAAATGGCCTACAACATTTGATTATGTAGGACCTTACTGGACTAGATCTGGTAATATCTACACTGGCTTGAGTACAGAAGATGCTCGTAGATTAGAGAAAGCCTTAAATAAAGAAGAAGGTGAGTTGTCTCCTAATAGCGATTTTTGGACTACCTTCGCAGTTAAACTTGGTAAAAGAGATCTAATACTGGATACAGATAAGCCGTTGGATGAATTGCAATATCTGTTCCTTAAAGGTCACAAACGAGTAGCAGATGGATTAGCCAATATGAATCCTTCTAAAGACTATGTACTGATTAATAAAGACTCTGAAGCAGAACAAGCTAATCGTATCAATAAGATTAAGCGTGAAGCATATAGAGAATTAGATAAAATGTCTATTGAAGATATGCGTAAGTGCTTACGTTTATATGGTATGAAATCAGATACTATGTCAAATGAACTCGTTGAAGCTAAGCTTACTGAACAAGTTGAAACAGCACCTGATAAGTTTATGTTGAAATGGGTAAATAACCCAAATAAAGAAATTAACTTTGTTATTGAAGAAGCTATTGCTAAAAATATTATTCGTAAGAATAGAACTCAATACTTCTTTGGTACAGATCTGATTGGTAATGGTATTGACGATGTTATTGTTTACTTACAAGATAAGAAAAATCAAGACATTAAGTTAGCCATTATGAATGAAATTAAATCCAAATAATGAAGATATCTGATTTACATAAGGCATTTAAAGTTCTCATGGATAAGAATTCAGAGGCAGTCGCTTTCGGTGGCTGCCCTGCATTCCTTCCTGAAGAAATAGATTTGTTTCTTAATTAGGCTTATATAGAAGTAATATGTAATAAGTACACCGGTAACAATACTATGAAAGTAGGATTCGAAGGTGCCGTTAAGCGTATTGCTGATTTATAGAAGTTAATTAAGACAGATACTGCACAACCTTTAGTATATCCATACTCTAGCTCTAATGTTCTTACTCTATCTAATTTCTTTAAAGACAATCAAGAACTTAAGAGAATGTTCTATGTAGATTGTGTATTACACTTCAATGATGAAGTTGCTATATGTACACTTATAGATCATGAAAAGGCTAAAGGATTCTTATAGACATATAATAATATGCCTTGGATAGAAACCCCTGTAGCAGTATTAGAAGATAATACACTGAAGATATATATAGATCCTATACGTATGTCTGCTGATACTTATACTGCTGATATTACTTATATTAAGTATCCTCAGAACATAAGCTATACAGACTACAATAAGGATATCACTGAGGTTCCTGATTACATATTAAATGAGGTAATTGATAGAGCTGTAGAAATAGCACTAGAGACTATAGAATCTCAGAGAACACAGACTAAAGTACAACTTGATAGCTTGAATGAATAATGAGTCCACGTGAAATGCAAATAGAGGTAGAAAGAAGACTATAGCTGATTAGTCCTACATTAGCTATTGATAATAAACTACCATCTGATACTATATTATCATTTATTAATGAAGCTGTCGATAAGTTCTGGAAGACTAGATATTCAGGTATCAATTTCAAACAAAGAGGCTTCGAGTAGGACTAGAAACGTACTGATGATTTACGTACTTTGGTTACAAAGCACACTTATAAAGATATTGGCATTACTAAGGTTAATCAAGAAACCTATACAGTTACCTTACCTGACGATTATGTAATACTATTGGGTGATACAGCAGGTATAGCTCCTGCAGATGGTATTACTAATGATTGTTGGGAGAAAGATTCTGAAGGTAACTATAAAGTTAAGTATAGTGATACTATAGAAGGTACTATTGAAACTGTAGACAGAATCAAAGAGAATTCATTATCAGAGTATCATCTAAAGTATACTAAAGCTAAACCTATCAAACTCATGTAGGATAATACTATTACTTTATATACTGATGGTAATTATAAGGTAGCTGAATATACTATTGAGTATTTAAAGAAACCAAGTAAAGTAGACCTTAAAGCTAATCCTACTGATGAGTATACAGACCTTCCTAGTCATACTCATATGGAAATAGTTAAATTAGCAGTATAGTTAATATTAGCTACTTTACCAAATTATAATGTATATTCTAATGAAGTAAATTCAATGGAATAACATTAACAGAAAGCGCTTATTGACGTGGAAATTAAACTTTTAAACAAGTTAGGAAAGTAGAAAGTAAGCGAAAATAGACAGAAGCGCTTAATATGTCTAATTTAAAATAACAATTACATTATATGATAACTTCAGTTCACACCGTTCTTATCGGTAAGAAATGTCCTGCTAGCTATACTACTGTAGATGCTTTGAATGCTGGTGAAGTAGCTTTGTTTGATCAGAATAAAGCTATCCTTAAAACAGCAGCAGAAGCCGCTAAGGCTAGCTCACTCTATGTAGGTGTTGCAGGTGAAAAGATCAATGTTACTATGCCTGATGGTAATGTTGCTTAGAAAGCTAATATTGAATTCTCTAATGAGATTCAGAAGAGTTCTAAACCATCTGCCGTAATCGGTCAGCATGTAGAACCTACTCAAGATAAAGTAGTTATTACTTTGACTAATGCTACTATTGTAGCTGGTCACAGATATGTACTTCGTGTATTGTATAAAGATATTGAAGCTAATAACTTCCAATTTACTCATACTTATGAAGTATATGCTGAATCAAATGAAGCACAGAAATTAGCGGAAGCTTTTGTAAAGAAAATTAATGCTCACAAGAATCGTCGTATTCAGGCTGAGAATGATACTGCTGTTCTCACTTTGACTGCTATGGTTAAAGATGATAATGAAGGTGTTTATTCTCTGAATGAATACTCTGTAGTAGATATGGAAGTATCTCTGTATCATACTGTTCCTGGTGCATTGCTTGCTAATCAGCCGGAAGCAGTATCTGGTGCTACTATTGCTAAGATTCCAGGTAATCCTGGTAAAGGTTTCTGGAAGCAAGTTCGTGATGCAGAAGTACGCTACATGGGCTATAAAGGTCATGTGTTTACTGGTGCATATCCTGAAGTAGAACAGGCTCGCAAAGTAGTAGAAGGTACTTCTTATGACTATGCAGTAATTGAAAATGATAACCTGTATCTGAGTAATGACAACCAATATATTAAGACTACTCCGTTGACTACGGAAGTATACTGTCCTAGTATGGTTAATTCTATCGTTGATAAAGGTATTCAGTCATTTATCAAAGGTGAAACTGTAGCATAATAAAAACAGTGTTTCAGTGTGCTGACAAGGGCTATGGGGCTAAATAGCCCTGTAGCCTTTTTTTATTTAAAAGTATTAATATGAAGATAACTGGTATAACAATAGTAAAACACAACATAGTAGTAGAATTAGATACAAAGATACCTGATTCAGTAGATTCTAATTTGTATTTATACATAGACACACTGAATAACTATTCTAACAGGAGTTCAGTAAATCCTGATAAGCATTCATATAGATTATTAGTATTAGGTACAGACTATAGCTCTGATGTAAAGATTGACGAATAGAGATTATCTATAGTAATAGATTCTAATAAATTAGAAAATATGTGTATGAGTGCGTTTATTGCTACTATAGATAATTCAAGTCAATTCTTTTTCAATCAAGCTGATATATATTATAAAGAAGTAGAATTACTATGTAAGAACTGTAGTACTTGTTTAGATGATCAGCAAATAGATAGAATGATATTGTTTTTATTGAAACAAGATCTATTAAGTTACGCTATCAATAATAACTTAATAGACGATGCAGTACAGTATTATACAGATATAGCTAGAATGCTAAATATATGTTTAGATACTAAAACTACATTCTACAATAACCACGATTGCTTTGCTTGTAATAAAACTTGTAGAAACGGAGTTTGTTCATTATGCTAATAGATGATATATATAGAATAGGTAAAGAGTATAACTTAAAAGTTAAGTACAACTCTAATCAAGGTATACCTTGTATACGTAAATGGGTTTGTGCTAATCATATTGCTCGTCTATTAGAAAGTGATTTAAAGTTTACAGATGAACAAATAGATTGTCTTAGAGCATTGATAAGCAAGTTAGTACATCCTTTGGATGAAATGTGGAAGGATACTTCAGAAACTGATGATAAAGCAATACTGCTAGAACAAAGTTTAGGAGTAGATTTAGGTATAAAAACATTCTATGACGAACTTTTAATTTGTGAAAAATGACTCCATTAGAAGAACAAGTACAGAAAAATACCACATCTATTAAGACTATATCAGATAGTCTAATATAGTATGCTAAAGATACAGACTTAGATAAGTCTAATGAGAATATATCAGCTAATACATCTGATATAGAAGAATTACGTAATAATATAGGCAGTCTACAAACTCAAATTAATCTATAGAATCGTATTGAGTAGATGAAGGATACTAATATAGTAGATGCTGCTAAATTAGACTTACTTTAGTATGATGGTAAAAGATGGTCAAATATTGCTGCTAATAAGGTAGTAACTGGCTTACTTGGTAAATTAGTTGATTTACAAGATGTATCTATTAATAATTTACGTAATGACAATGCATTAGCATGGGATAGTGAATTATAGAAGTGGACCAATAAGAACCTGAATACAGAGATATATGATGATGTATTCTTAAGTAAGATTAAACCTGATTCTACTGCTTATGAAGTGTGGTTTAAAGAATCAGCAATATTTGGTCAAGAAGGTTTTGCATCAGGTCTTACAGGATTTGGTGGTAAGATTGACAGATATGGTCATGCTGAATTTGATAGTCTTACTTTACGTAGATTCCTTGAAGTACCTGAATTGAGATATAATCGTGTAGAGATTCAATTAGGAGATAAGTGGAATGCTCCTGGCGCAGGTGTAATAGAAAGTGTAGAACAAACAGATGAATATTCAGGTGTTATTACACTGAAACTAGAAGAAGGAGAATACGGGGCTGTATCAATGGGTGACTTATGTATGGGTATATATCATTCAGAGAAGACAGATGAAAATGCTGAACACGATGAAGATGATGGTAGAGGTAATAGAAAGTTTGCGGGTTTCTATACTGTTTACTTTGAAGTTACTAACATACTAGATGCACAAAATAAGAAATTTGGTTATAAACTTAGACCAGTAGATGAATATTGGAATATGGTATTCCATCCCTGTGCTCAAATGAACTTTGTAGCATATGGCAATAAAACTAATGTAGATCGTCAGACATCTTGCTACTCAACTCGTACTTACACTCGTTACTTAGTAAAACAAAATACTTGGGATTAGAAAGCTATCAATATAGCTATGTAGTTTGGTGATTTGAGTAATCTTAATATATTTGGATATGAAATGACTGGTTATTCAGCATACCTTAACTCAGTATATTTTACCGGTAAGATTACTCAAGTAAAACCAAACGGAGAAGAAATAAAGTATGCTAACGATAGAGGACCTTGGGAACCAGATACTCATTATGACTATTATGATAGAGTAAGTGTATTAGGTTACTTATGGTTATGTGTTAATATAAATGGTACTGATACTAAACCTAGCGATAGTAATCCGGATTGGTTAATGCAAGTATCTAAAGGTGATACAGGAGAAGGTTTAATAGTACGTAGGTCTGAATGGTGGCCTGGTAGACTATATTGCAATGAAAGTGAAGTATCTCCAACAGTACAACCGTTGAGGTACTTAGATATTGCTTTAATTAAAGATTTAGGAACCTCTACAGGTTATAAGGCATACAAATGTATATCCACTATAGATAGAGGTCACGGACAAGGCAAACACTTATCTTCTAGTGATAACTAGCCTGGTACTCCCGGTGGAGCTGAATATTGGGAAGAATTAGCTCAGAATGTAGCTAGTATTTATACTGATTTGATTATAGCTAAGAATGCTAAATTAGACTTTATTACAGGTAACTCATTAAGAGTTGGTTATCAAACTGGTAATACATCTAATGATTTCCATGTAGTAGCTGGTATTACCGGTGAAGGTGGAAATGACAATAACTCTGTAAGAATATGGGCTGGTACTACTGAAGAAAATAGAGCTAACGCTCCATTCTTAGTTAGACAAGATGGTAGAATGGTAGCTAATAATGCATCCATAAGGGGAGAAATAGAAGCATTATCTGGTACTATTTAGTCACTTGAAATTACAGGTGTGCTGTTTGGTGGTACAGAAACAAACGGAATGAAGTTATTCTCTAGTTATATAAAGTTTAAGGAAGGCGAAAGAGAAGCATTAATAGGTACTCCTAATTCTTTAGGCTACTCATACTTTGGTTCTTTTAAAAGTAATGCTAATGATTTTAGTACTGCATAGATAAATGATGGTCTGTACTTTGATATTACTGGTAGTTTAATTCGTAATATGGCAATATACGGCTTTGGAAGTTTGTCATTACATGGGGATGTAGTAGGTTATAAACTTGCTTATGCTACAGATCCTACTGAAAACTAGATACTGTATCAATAGTATTCAAGGACTATATTTATAGGTAGTAGCGTTAGACGTATGTGGTATGGATTACCACATCTTAATAGCGTAAAAACAAAGTTAGCCATACAAACTGTTGAATGGGCCGTTCCTGTAACATTTGTTTATAACCCACGTAGTAATCCAAAAGAATGCAATATATGGGGTAGAGGAAATAATGACAGTGATCCTAATAGACCTATATTATATGATAATAATGGTAATAGAATAGAATAGATTACTGTGAATGTAGGAGATGTTATGGATTTTCTATTAGTATATTCACAAAACAAATATTATGCAATACTTAGAAGTAGATCTATTTAATTATGAAAATAAATTTTGCACAACTGGAAGTATACACTGACATCCAAAAAACAAATAAAATTTGTATGGATGCGAGACAACAATTAGGTGAATTGATTTATGAAGTAGGTAGTGGTATTAAAGCTCATTCGTTAGCTTTAAAGATATATAATTCTGAAGATGAGCTAGAATATACAGATGAAGAAATGCAAATTATTATGCAATTTGTAAATCAATACTGTAAGCCTGCTATTATAGATGCTATTAATGCATTAAAAACAGAATAAGTAATATGATTACAAAAGGAATTAGAATAAGTCAGTTAGTCGAAAGGAAAGATCTCAATGGTAAAGAAATAATTCCTTTTCAAGATGGCATTCATAATGGTAAGTTAAGTATATAGTCCTTAATAGATTATATAGGGGATATATCTGATAGTGATTTAGAACTACAAGCTTTAATAAAAATATAGAAGTTTGTAGATACAGTATCAGAAATGGACTTACTGTTATATCAAGCTAAAGAAGGAGATATTTACTACTGCAAAGAAAATAAGAAACTATACGTTAGAAGTTTTAATAAGTGGGATATGTTAGACCCACTTACATCTAAAGTATATGTATTAGTAGGTTTAGATGAGTACAACAGAACTAATATCATACATCTTTGGGATGGTAATGATATGGTAGTTATGTCAGAAAGACTATTTATTGGAGAAGTAACTGGTACTGCGTATGATGGTGGTAAAGGTAAGCATTTAGCTGATATAGCTAATAGTTTACCTGATAACGTCATTAGAGAAGTTGCAGACTTTACTACAGATGGTTCAACTGTTACTTTCAACTATGAGTATGACGTTAAACAGGAATCAGGTTTGTTTGATGGTGATGCTCAAGGTAGTAAAACTATTCCATCAGCTACTACTAGTAATGCAGGCGTTATGTCTGCTACAGATAAAGTAAAAGTAGATAAGATAGTTACTGACGGAGATGGTAATAAGTATTTAACTGATAATGGTAATTATCAGGAATTAATAGAAGATACTACAGAAACTATAAAGACTACTGATGCTATACCGGTTGCAGGTGGTCCGTTAGCTGACTTACTTAACAAAGCTGGTATAAACAGTATTAGTCCTGATACAAGCATGTAGGATTTATTTGTATCTTTATTTACTAAAGAATTATGGCCTACTAATCTTGTGTTCAAAGAAGGTACAGTTAGTGCAGCTATTGCAGCTCCTTCATTTACATTAAGTAATACAGGCTTAGTAGAAGTAGGTGCTACTGTTACTATTGGGAAGACTACATTATCTGCTGCTACTATGTCTACTACAGCAAGAACATATAGTGGATTTACTTACGGTTATAGTTCCTCTAATGATAATACAAAGGATTCTTCTAATACTACTATTACAGTTAATGCTAGTAATGTAGCTTTGAATTCTGTTAATTATACTATGAAGCGTACTACTAACGGAAGTGTAGAAAATGCTACTGCTAATACTAATCATGCTTAGGTTACTTTAGATAGTAAAACATTTAAAGCTATTGAAGGTACTAATACAGTGAAAGTAGATATAACTGGACCTACAGCTAACGCTACATTTGCTTCTATGCCTGTATATTATGCGTGTAGTAACTTAGGTAAAACTAATGAAGAACATAAGACAGAGCCTAAAGATACTACTACAAAGACTAGTACGATTCCTTCTAATTCCAAAACATTAAATGTTACCGGTGTCTATCCTTACTATACTAATAAGGACAATATTACTGCATTTGCTAAATTACCTTTAACTACAAATAAAACACTAGATGTAACATTTGTAGCTGAAACAGCAAGTAATAAGCATATATTCAAACTACCATCTAAGTTCAATGTAACTAAAATCACTTTGCTTAATACTCTTAGTGGTCAATATGAAAACTACGATGTAAGTAGGTTCTCAGTTACTACTGAAACTATAGATGTATAGGGAACTGGAACACAATATAAAGTATATACTCGTAATGATGGAACTAACGGTTCATCTTCATTTAAAATAACATTCGCTTAATTATGAGAGATAGAGGAACATTTAATTTTAGTGGTAATCTTGAAGTAAAGAAAGATGCCCCTCTCGAAGCTAGATCGTTAGTTAACTCATATGCAGATCTAGTAAAACCAGAAACTTGGACTGATGAGCAAGGAGGTATATGGAAATATGATTGTATGTTAGTTTCCTGTAAAGATAGACCTGGAGAAGTATATCAATTATAGCCAGGAGCTGACTACACTAAGCAGAGTAGTTGGATACTTATAGGAGATACGTCTGAACTTAATAGTAAAGTACAATAGTTTATAAACAGCAAAGGTGCTCCAAATGGTTTGGCTTCTTTGAATGAAAGTGGTATTATTCCATCTGCTCAATTACCGTCTTATGTAGATGATGTAATAGAAGTTGATACATTTAGTAATCTACCTGGTACTGGCGAATCTGGTAAGATATATATAGTACAAGATACTAATTTAACTTATAGATGGTCAGGTACAGACTATGTAGAAATATCTAAATCATTGGCATTAGGTGAAACTAGTTCTACTGCATATCCTGGAGATAAGGGTAAAGCTACTACAGATAAATTGAATAGAATACCCGATAAACTAATTACTGATACAGTAAATGTAAATCAATCTACTACTGAAGCAGTTTTAAATTTTACTACTTATAGACAAGAAGCATAGCAAATAGGTAGAAATACTCTTACTATTACTTCAGCTACTACATCTCAAGCAGGTTTGATGTCATCGTCAGATAAAACTAAATTAGATGGTTTAAAAGATCAAGCTGGTATTACATCTGATATTAATGCTGTATAGACTAATTTAGAAACACATATTAATAATAAGTCTAATCCTCATGAAGTTACTAAAGATCAAGTAGGATTAGGCAACGTAGATAATACTTCTGATGCTAATAAGCCTATATCTAATGCTACACAAACTGCTCTTAATGGTAAATTTAGTGCTACAGATGGTAATGCTTTAAAGTAGAGAGTAGATAATATACCTGAATTGGTAGCTACCGATATTACTGTTAGTAGTGATAACGATAGTGTAAATATATCTTTAGATAAGACGTCTATTGTAGACGGAACATTATCAGGAACAACTATAAACATTAATTCTGCAACAGCTAGTAAAGCTGGTATACTTGTACCTACTGATAAAAGCAAAATAGATAAGATTATTACCAATGGTAATGGTACTAAATACTTATCTGATAATGGTACTTATAAAGAAGTACAAGGTGGCAATGTAGACATTGAGTCTTTAAAGAAATATGTCGATGACAGTATTTCAAGCGCTCGTAGTATTGGCTACATGATGCAGCTTACAGAAATTGACGCTTCCGGGTTGGATGAGAATACGTGGTATCCGGTTACGATTACTGCTGGAGCTAGAATGTGTATGCGCGCAGAAGTACTAGTAGCATTAGATAGCGGTACAAAACCGTCATGGTCTACACATGAGAGAGGTTTTTCTACTCGCAAAATTTGGGAATGGGCTCCGAGTACTTGGGGAATAAATGCTGTTTCTGATATAAAAGTATATTTGTCAGATTTTGCTCATACAAATTTAGACCCAGTTAGAGGTTTAGATTTTTTAGGTCATTTTGACACCTGTTTTGTTTTTGTACGAGGTGGTGGTAAATATCATTTTTATACTTCTCATGGAGCACAAGTTATTCTTCATACCAGTACGTATAAACCAAGTGAGGCAAGTGACCAAAGCGTTAGTCCAACTACTACGACCCCAAAACCTATAAATGCTTTAGATTTAAAAAATTATGGTAAAGTCATTGATGTTCCCAATGGTTCTTATCTCACGTTAAATGTAAATAGAGTAGGTGCAGACGCAATAGATTATATAAATAATGTTTTTGGATCAAAGGACAGATTGAAAGAAGTAATTATGGATATTATTGAAAACCATCAAAGATACTTATTTCATTCCTATGCCAGTAATTTAAACTGTGTTGAACCTAATAATGTATATGCTTATTATGACGATGCAAAAAACGAATATAATCTGCAATACAATTTAAGTTATTACACCACTAATGGGCCTGTTTCTAAACGTGCCGGCTTTCTTGTAACTCCTTATAATGAAGGTTATAAGGTTGAAGTAACGGATTTGGCTACAAGCTGGAATAATTTACCTGATGTATTAACTGAAGGAAATGAATTTAATATAGCAGATAACAATATTAATTCTTCTTATTTCTGGATAAATTATAGACCTAGATCAGGTAGTACAACTAATGCTAAGAATATATATGTTGGAAATGGTCAAGGAAATGGTGGTTTTGGAGAAGTACACGCAAGTGGATTCTTTAAAGAATCTGATATTAGATTAAAATCTAATATAGTTCCATTAAACCACACTTTAGAACAAATATGTAATATACCCACTGTATCCTTTGATATACGTAATAAGCATTAGATAGGTACTATTGCTCAAGATATAGAAAATGATTTTGTAGATATAGTCGATACAGATAGTGATGGTATGAAGTCTGTAGATTATTGTATGTTAGGAGTAGTGGCAGTAGAAGGCATCAAACTGCTTAAGCAAGAAATTGAAGATTTAAAGAAACAAGTGGAGGAATTGAAGAATGGTAGATAAAGACATGCTAGTTGAACCTAAATCTAGTACAGAAATGTAGAGTTGGCTAAACATTTATGGTAGAATACCAACTAAATATCTACAATACGTAAGTGTTCCAATTACTAATGAATGTCCATCTAGATCTGAAATAAATAGTAAACTTACTCATGCTTGTACAACAGATTCTAATGAATTAGCAGATTACAATTCTATTACATTAAATTTTTCTGACAGAGAATAGTTGACATCAGATTCATTAGCTGAAAATTGGTTGCACAATAATACTACATAGAGAGATATTCAGTTAAGATATGGTACAACATATTTGCTTAATTAGTTTGCTATTGGTGAGAATATTGAAGATTATACTGGTTCTTATACAACTAAAGTTACTGGTCAAACTCAATTCTTTGAAGTATTAAGGTTAGATAGAGGAGTATTACGTGTAGGACCTTTAGGAAATAATCTAACAAATATGACACGTGCAGCAACAATAGCGGTTACAGCTATGGGTGAAACTACATATATATATCTATCACAAGACGCTAACCCTCTTTCAACATGAATCCACACTTAGTACATATGTCAGATAGAGAACTACTTGAACAAATATATCTGCTGTTACTTCAGATTAACGTTAAGGTAAGTGAAATAGATAATGATTCTAAGACGTTTGGTATGAATCTTGCAGCAGATCTATTAGGCACAATGTTACAAGATACAAAAGTTAATAACAGTAAAGAATATAAGTAATGAAATATTTTACAATTGAGGAAATGACAAAGTCATCTACAGCTACAGCTAAGCATATAGACAATACTCCTAATTAGACCGTAATAGATAACCTTACTAAGCTAATAGAGATTGTTTTAGACCCTTTAAGAGAATGGTATGGTAAACCTATCAAAGTTAACTCAGGGTATCGCTGTGAAGCTTTAAATAAAGCTGTAGGAAGTAAAGCTAAGAAGAGTTAGCACCTATACGGCGAAGCAGCTGATATTACTGTAGGTAGTAAGACAGAGAATGAGAAATTATTCAACTATATTAAAGATAATCTTCCATTTGATCAGTTAATTAATGAATCAAACTTCTCTTGGGTACACGTATCATATAGAGAAGGGAGATTACGTAAACAAGTACTAGCGCTATGAAAACAATCCTATATCTGCCTTTATTTATAAATCCTTAGGCTTACTTTGTATTTCCTTAGTTGTATCATATAGAGAAGGGAGATTCATATATTGAACCTGCTAATATTACTGGACAGCTTATTATAAACAATTTATCTGAAGGTCTTACTTTGACACCTACAGTAAATGTAATTAGGTTGACTTCAGTTTATTTAAAGGTAAACACATACGTATAAGTCAATATACCAATATAGGTGCTGTAGTGTTAGGAGAATGGTATATACCTGGTACACCTACGCCGCCTGAACCTGAACAACCTGATTGGTTTAAGGAAAGTATAGTTGCTTGGTATTCTCCATACTGCAAACAAAAGTTAACTAACTATGATGTAATAGAGGCGTATGTAGAGGACTTTACAAAGTGGGCATATAGAGATAGCAGGGGTATTGCTAAAATCACTAATAATACTATTGTTATAACAAACGTAGGTGAGACTAACAATATTGTAGAAGATGATAATGAACCTTATTCCGATTTGACTATTCGTGTTACTGGAGTTACTGAAAATAAATATCTCATTGTGAGACAAGGAAGAGGAAAGCCTGAAGCCCATATTAAAAAAGATGGCGTTTACACCTTTAAAGATAATAATCTTTATTTTGGTTTTGGTGTTAGTGTTATCGGTGAATGTAATATCACCATCACCCAGTTACCCACTTCTATTCTAAAAGACTTTAGCGGCAATAAACATGACGCTTATCTTTATGGTTTTAAAGGTAAGTTGAATAGTGGTGTTGGTATTTATGCTCAAGATTTTAAGAATTGGGGTTATGGTTCAACTATTAATAAAGATATAAGTACAAAATCTTATAACAAATTTCATATAGTAAAAAAATAGGCTGATAATTATTTTGGTTTTACTATTGGCATTCCAAAAAATAATTATTATAATCAATCTTATAAACTTAAATTTAATATCAATAAGAAAATAGATGATATTAAATTTAGTATAGTTAGTACCGATGGTAACTTGATAACTACAGCTGCTTATTCAGTATATATTAATGATGGTAGTATAATAGATGTTCCTATTATTAGTGAAGAAATTTTCAATAATAAAGAAGAAACTAATATTTATTATGATTTCGGAACAAATAAGGATATTGAAATTGATGTTGAATTGATAGCGAATTATCCTAATCAACTTTGTTATGATGGTAAATCTTATGCCATTACTTACGGACTTCCTATTCTAACTGATTATACTGTTATTGCTGATAGAACTTGGTTTGCTGAAAAAGTTGATAATGGTATATTTATGTCTAAAGCGTTAGAGCAAAATGGTGCTTTTATTTTAGAATATAAACAAGGAGATAAATGGAATACATATTCGTATTATTCAGCAACTAATATAAATATAGATAAAGATAATTCTATTGTTTATCAAACTAAAAATAAATATAACGAACAAACTATATATCCTGGCGATAAACAAGATACTGATACTTTATTTATAGGAACTATTAGAAAAGATGATTCAAGAAGTTTTATCGGTTGCCATGGTGATATTATTCTATTTAATCGTTCTTTAACAGAATATGAAATATCTTGGGTAAAGAACAATATGATGTGTTCTAAGCAGCAAGAACCTGATATAGACCTATAATGTATCTGGTGCAGTTAAATTAGACTTCTTAAATATGGAAGAAGTAGCTAACTTTGCAGGTACTATTAAATTTACAAATGTGGTATAATGAAGAATTCTATAAAAAATAATATATTTGGTGCAGTAGTATATTTCACTACTGCATTATTACTTAATAGTAGTACATCATTGCTAATGCTATTTGTTAAAGAGAATAGCGATAGATGTCATTACTATAATGGTAAATGGAATAAAAAAGACTTAGCAATTGGAATTTCATCTATTGTATTGGGGTCTATTGCTAAATATTTTATAACTTTAATTTAATAAAACTTATGATAAAACAAGAGAACCCTAACTTCGTAGCATCTTTTTATGCTCCCAATCCTATGGAAGTAACTTATTGGATTGACTTATCTACTGATGCTAATGGTAATGTAATTAAAAGTTATACAGGCAATGACTGGTTACCGGTTAATTACTTTACTAATACTGATTAGAGTGTAGAAATAAAGAAACTGAAATAGGAAATTGCAGATGAGGTAAATAGAGCTAAACAAGCTGAACAGAAGTTAACCAATGACCTAAACGGTAAAGCAAATAAGTCTGATGTATATACTAAAAGTGAAGCAAATAATAAGATAAATACTGCTGTAGCTAATAAAGTAACTTCTACAGATGTTACGCAGATTAAAATAGTAGATGAAGTACCTGAAGTAGGTAGTTAGACTCCTGGTATATTGTATATTAAACTTTCAGCTTAATTATGGGACAAGTTGGTTTAAATAATTTAACATTCCAAGAAGTTGCTGCTAATGGGAAATCCGTTCAAGAGATGTGGTTGAACGGTTCTTAGATATATGCTGCAGGTGACTTATGGTATGGAGTACGTTTTACAGGTAGTAGTCCTGACGGAGTAAGAACTGGTAATATGCAAATGCATAAAGACCTACCAGTACAATCATTATTCAAAGGCTGTAGACTTACTTCTGATGGTACTATTAAATACTTTAATGCTACAGATTGGGATCATTATGAAGATGGTTCTGAAGTAACCAATAGCATTGAAGATGGTAATGATATGGTTGAATTACCTGATGCATACTACACTGTAGTAGTACATGGAGATTATGATTGGGAAATCAGAATGTCTTTATATCCCTTAGAAGGATATACTAAGTTTAGTAAGAAGTATTGCTCTGCATATGAAGCTTATAGAGACGGCAGTACTTTGTACTCAATTAGAAATCAAGTACCTACTGTAAATACTAATAGAGCTAATTTCTTGACACAAGCTCGTAATGGTAGAAGTAACAGTTATGCTATCTATACTTATGAGATACATAAGTTTATTACTTGGTGTTATGTAGTAGAATATGCTACTCTTAATAGTTAGAAAGCAGTTAATACTACATTAACCGAAGAAGGTTATCATCAAGGTGGACTTGGTAATGGTATTACTAATGGAACTAAGAAAGAAAATGGTGCTGATAGATGGGCTTTTGTACCTACAGGCACTACTAATTCATTAGGTAATAGTTCTGGTCAAGTACAGTATTCATACGTTAATACAGATGCAGAAGGTACTGAAACACAAGCCAGTCAATACGCTAATAGATATAGAGGTATTGAGAATCCATTTGGTCATGTATGGAAGAACTGTTGTGATATTGTTGTAACAGGAACAGACAATAAGATATACGTCACCAACAACAAAGAGAATTTTGGCATAGATAAATCGTTATATGAAGACAGTGGTTTAACTACTCTAACTACCAGCGGACAATGGGTTAAACGCATTACAAACAATGCAGCTGCTGACTTATTCTGTTAGGAAGGTACAGCTAATTCTACTACGTATTTCTGTGATTATCATTGGACGAATGCTGTAGAAGCTGACAGAACTTTACGGTTGGGGGCTTGCGCGGGTGTTGGTTCCGCTGCGGGTTTATTCGTTCTGGATTCTCGCAATGGCCTTGGTGCTGCGGATGCTCATGTCGGTACTCGTCTGGTATATATCCCTTAATTATTAACAAATAGGTTGTCGTTCTGGATTGAACAAGTAAGTTAGATAGGGGCTAACACGAGTAATAGTTCCAATGCAGGTTTATTCAATCTGAAT